GACAATAACTGGCTTGCGAGAGAAGTGAAACTCTCAGCTTGAGCGCCAGGATGATAGGCTTTTGCGCCTTGTGCAACAGTGTACGCTGCAACGCTTACTGCAACGCCGCCTCTTGATGCCGACAAAGTAACCGTACCGCGACCAAGTGTTCCAGCATTTACGTCAATAGCGATAACAAAAACTTGTAGAGGAACACTGTCGTTATCGTCAAGAAATAATTCTTGGTCGATTGTGAACCTATCAACTCTGTCAACTTCGATCACGCCGCCAGCAGTTCCATCAACTGTCAAAACCGCGAAGCTTGGACCGTCCATCAAGTTGATTGAAGCGGTCATTTTCATGCCACTTACGAAATCATCTATCTGGCCAGGCAAAATCTTTAAGAAAGATTTCTCGTTTACTTTGCCATCGTGCTGCATTAGATCGCGGCTCTCAAATCGCATTGCGCCCCATAACTCTCGAAAAGTTGTAACCTGACCACGAACATATTTATATTTTGATATGTTAGTGTCGGCTGATAACGCTCCGAAAGAAAATGAACTCGCGTGTTGGCCTTCAAACGGAACTGGAATAGTTCCAGACTTCCATCCATCATTTCTGTCTACCTTTTGAAGTAGGTAATCACGCTTGATTAGCTCCTCTTTCATAAGGTCAATGCTCAAATATTCATTGAGCATCGAATTAAAATCAGCAGTTGTACTCATTTTTCAATTTCTCCATTAATAAATGATGATTTAATCCGGTAGGGCTCTCGCCATCTTTTTTAAATCATCAAGACTTCTTGGCGCCTTCTTTATTGGGGAGGCGGCCTTACCCATAATGTTCGGAATAACTGGTTTCGGTTGTTGGCCATTTGCTTGATTTATCACTTGCGGTGATTGCGATACTGTTTCACCAGTATTAAAAAATCTACCGAAACGCTTCATCACATGACTTATAACCTGTTCGGGGCTCAAGTCCTGTTGCGTTTCGTAAAAGATTTTCTTCGCTTCATCAATAACAAAGGTCTTAAACGAACCTGCTTCTCCGTTTGTGTCCCAAGCTTGCGCGAACTGCGCGACCTCGGGTCGAGACAATGCGAAATCAAGCTGCATAACCCTTGCCTGGGTCGCCTGAGTTTCATACTGGCTCTGTAAACTCGTAACTCTTTCTTCTAATTCTGATTTTTGTAATTTTGTTTGTTCAAATTGTTCGTACTGCTGTCTTTGCTCAGGCGGCATTTCCATAAGAGCAAGCTGCTGCTGCGCCCATTTGAAAACTTGGTCCTTATTTATGCCAGAAAGCCTAAAAGCAGAGCTTAAATCGTTGTTTTTTACGCTCTCATTGAACTTTGTAACCTGTCCACTAATTGAGTCATAATCACCCATTAGAGAGGTAAATTGGCCCTCAATCTGCTCTTTTTTACCCTTTATGAAGTCAAAAGCATCGACTTTAGTGAATAAGTCCTTAACTTTTTTCTCACTGTCCTGATCTTTAATTAGAGAATGAAAAAATGGGTCTAATTCTTTTTCTTGAAGTGCTGCCTTGTATTTATAATTCGGAACATAAGCGACTTTACCGTCTGGAGTAACGACAGGAGTAACCGCTGGTTGAGATTCTGTCGTCTTATCTACTGCTGGCGCAGGAGTATTTATTTCCTTACCAGAAAATTGATTTATTGTAGATGCAGGAGCCGTGGTTTCCACATTCGGACTTGCATTTTCGGTGCTTGTCCCCGCTGCGGGCGCGGGATTTAACGATATATCAGTCGTCATTGTAACATCCCTTGATTTGTTGGCATACCTATTGCCTCTTGCGGAGGATTAGCCTGTTTATTATAAATGGCGGCAATATCCGATTGCGCGCCGGAATTTAAACCTTGTATTTCACTTGTTAAACCACTCTGCTCGGTCAATCTCTCAACTAACCAGTTGATAGAGCTTGCCGGAAGTGTCGCCTGTACCGACCTGCTTGGATTAGTCGGGTCCTTGATATACCACGCGACCTTTATCATCGCGCCATCAGTAGGAATAAAGTCAGCTTGCATCGCTTTTAATTTCTGAGCCTTCTCAGCCTCAAGCTGGTCGTAAATCGCAATAGTATTTTTATAATTTTCTTGAATCTGCTGATGTAAGAACTGAAAATCAGCCTTCGATATTCTATTCGACAACTTCTTAATCATATAAGCGCCATTATCTGATGGCATTGGCGCTGGAGCCTCACCACGGTCGAGTGCGAGCATCATATTTTCAGCCTTGTCATAATCAAGAGTGAAATCATCGAAAGATTTCTCGGCATTTGCAAAAGGCATGAGCCGTATCAGCTTACCAATATCCTCTTTCTCGAGATTGGCCGATGAGTATTGTAAGATATGATTTATCATCAGAGTTTTACCCATAATGGTGTGCATATCATCACTCATGGGCTCGGATTTTATTCGGTAACTGAGTTTTTCTGTATTTCTGAATTCAGCTATGTTCACAATTTCATTTTTACCGATAGCGGGAATTAAAATATCATCAGGGAAATAATGTCTCGCTAAATCAAGATAGAGATTTGTGATGCGACATAAAAATCCTTCAAACTTTTCGGCGTCCATGACAAATCTTTTCTTTTGCTTCATGGATTTAAAAAGCTCCGCCCAAGGGTCAGTGCCCTCTTTTTCTTCTTGCTCCTCTGGTATCATAGCAATCTGATATAGCTCTGCCACATTAGCCAAACCGTAATTCACATACTGCTCGCCAGTGCGCCCCTCGAGAATTGTCGGGTCACGACCTGTAATGTGATACGCTCTCACTCCTTGCAAAAATTCTCCAGGCGTAAGTTTTGCCCCAGCTTGCATGATGATTTTGTCGCTTCCCATCGTGACTTGCATCTCGGCCTGAGCAGATGCCGCTCTATTTATTTCAATTTGGAAAGGACGTAATTGTTTTATCGGACTTCGATGCCTAGCAGTTGTCGGCATCTCATCGTGGCCCTCATACATAAGAGGGAAAATACCGAATGGCAATTCGCCTTCAAATAAAATAACGGAATCAGTATAAATATAATAATACCCCATCGGATATTGTCTACAAGGCTTGAAATATGTTTCTCTGAGAGTCGTGATACCCTTTTCCCTCTGATAATTCTGCTTATTGGCATCGAAAATTACATAAGTCTCGTCTTTTGATTCGTTAATAGACTTTAATTTTTCTTCATCGTCACGGAATAGGTCTTGGAGAACTTCAACCTTTACCACTTTACGAATTGTCCAATAAGGACTTTCTTCCATACTTTTTGAATTGGCATCTCTTAGTAAATTAAAAGCAAAAAGCCTTTCTATGTCGAGACTTCCTTCAAAAATTGGATTGTCGGTGTCAGCCGCCGGATTATTGTTTTCATCTAGCTCTGGCTGTCCGTTCTCGTCTGTCTTTTGCGAGTAACCCTTGAAGGCTCCGCCAGATTCATTCCACCAAACTTTAGCTATGGTTTCGCCGACATCAAAATAGTCTGAGGCGAACTGCTGTGTCTTGAGTTTCATATTCTGTTGAACTTTGGCGAATTGCCAAACAGAATTATTTAACTCGGCAGACTTTTGGGACTGATTATCTTTTTCTTGAGCAGGGAGAACTTGAACCCCTGGACTATGAGTTAGGATAAGATTTTTTCTGATTTTTGAAACTCGGTAAATATGATTTTTTGTGAGGCGGAGCTTTTGCTCGTTTGAGAGATGCTTTGCCTCCCTTATCCGGTTCATGTAAATCGAATGTTTTCGATTATAGTGATTGCCAGAGACTAGAAGTAAGTTACTCCGCTGTTCGGAGAAAACTTCGGAGTCGGCATTTTCATCATTTTTATAATTTTCGTTTAGTTCACTGAGTTTGTGTTTCTTCAATGTAATCCCCAGCAGCGTTTTCGTTTGTGTCGTCGATAAGATCATTTTCTACCAATGACGCCTCAAAACCTGATGGGTCCTCAACGTGCATGGTAGACAACTCCTCTTTCATACTATCAAGACGTAATTGCAGTTGGTTATGCGTGTCCTGTTCTGCAATTTTCTTTTTCGACACTTTTAACGTAGGTCGGTGTACGCTGGGTTCTATATCGTCTTTTTTATCTAATTCAAATTCAAGTGTACCTAATTTTAATCGAATGACACCAAGTTTTTTTACAGCCTTTATGACCTTTATCAGTTCTTTTAACTTAGTTTCAGTCATTTCCGGCTCCGCTTAGGTCATTCCAAAATTCTATCTCACTGTCGTAATCATCGGCAAAATTCTGATTTACATTAAGAGCCAAGCCTCGCCTAGCCTTTAATCTTTCTTCGTTTTGTCTTTCTTCATCAGTTCTTAAGTCTGGAGCCTCATCCTTAAACTTTTCTGTGTTTATGTCGCCAACAATATGCGAAAAATCCCAAGGGATTGACATGGCGCAATACCTTGTTGCATCAATTAGGTCATCTTTTGCTTTTCGTTTATCCTCATTATTTCCGAGGCTCAGAATTTCACCGACCAACTTATCAAGCTCGGGGTCGCCTCTAAAAATTTTCAGCATACCGTTTTTAAATAATGAGTTTAGCAGACCCGCGCCCTCATCTCTAGCTTTGTTCGCCATTGAAAATGGCTCGCCTTGGGATTGCGCAACAAGAAAAAAATCCTTGTCCTTGTAATCATAAACCTGACTCATCACAAGGAGACCTTGCTTCAACTCTCTAAACTTTTTTAATATGTCGGGATTTGCAGTTGGAATACCGTCCATCCTTATGCCCCTAAATATCCATCCCTCTTTATAGTCAGGACGTACAGCTATGAAAATCATCGCGGCAGGATGACCGCCCTTGCCTCCCGAACCTGGGTCAACGCCAGCAAAAATGCCCCACTGTTTAGGAATTATTTCTGGAGCCATCATGTTTCTCTGAATATCAAATGACTCGTATTTTAATCCTTCGCTTTTTACAAAACGCCCGAAAA